GGTGTCACACCTCGGGGGGCGGAACAGCCAAGGGCGGAGCCAGGGCACGCGGGTCAGGCCCCTGGGCCGGCCCTGACTGACTGGGCAAGGATCAGGGAGGAGCTTGCGAGTACAGGTCCGCCCGTGGTGGCCATGCCTGTAGTGATTAAGACAGAGGGACCCGCCTGGACCCCTCTGGAGCCAAAATTGATCACAAGACTGGCTGATACGGTCAGGACCAAGGGCTTACGATCCCCGATCACTATGGCAGAAGTGGAAGCGCTTATGTCCTCCCCGCTGCTGCCGCATGACGTCACGAATCTAATGAGAGTTATTTTAGGACCTGCCCCATATGCCTTATGGATGGACGCTTGGGGAGTCCAACTACAGACGGTTATAGCGGCAGCCACTCGCGACCCCCGACACCCAGCGAACGGTCAAGGGCGGGGGGAACGGACTAACTTGGATCGTTTAAAGGGTTTGGCGGATGGAATGGCCGGCAATCCAGAGGGTCAGGCTGCGTTATTAAGACCGGGGGAACTGGTTGCTATTACGGCGTCGGCTCTCCAGGCGTTTAGAGAGGTCGCTCGGTTGGCGGAACCCACAGACCCGTGGGCGGAAATTACGCAGGGACCATCTGAGTCCTTTGTGGATTTTGCCAATCGTCTTATAAAGGCGGTTGAAGGGTCAGATCTCCCACCTTCCGCGCGGGCTCCGGTGATCATTGACTGCTTTAGGCAGAAGTCACAGCCAGATATCCAGCAGCTTATACGGGCAGCACCCTCCACGCTGACCACCCCAGGAGAGATAATCAAATATGTGCTAGACAGGCAGAAGACTGCCCCTCTTACGGATCGAGGCATAGCCGCGGCCATGTCGTCTGCTATTCAGCCCTTAGTTATGGCAGTAGTCAATAGAGAGAGGGATGGACAAACTGGGTCGGGTGGTCGTGCCCGAGGGCTCTGCTACACTTGTGGATCCCCGGGACATTATCAGGCGCAGTGCCCGAAAAAACGAAAGTCAGGAAACAGCCGTGAGCGATGTCAGCTGTGTGACGGGATGGGACACAACGCTAAACAGTGCAGAAGGCGGGATGGCAACCAGGGCCAACGCCCAGGAAGAGGCCTCTCTTCGGGGCCGTGGCCCGTCTCTCAGCAGCCTGCCGTCTCGTTAGCGATGACAATGGAACATAAAGATCGCCCCTTGGTTAGGGTCATTCTGACTAACACTGGGAGTCATCCGGTCAAACAGCGTTCGGTGTATATCACCGCGCTGTTGGACTCTGGAGCGGACATCACTATTATTTCAGAGGAGGACTGGCCCACCGATTGGCCAGTGATGGAGGCCGCGAACCCGCAGATCCATGGGATAGGAGGGGGAATTCCCATGCGAAAATCCCGGGATATGATAGAGGTGGGGGTTATTAACCGAGACGGGTCTTTGGAGCGACCCCTGCTCCTCTTCCCCGCAGTAGCTATGGTTAGAGGGAGTATCCTAGGAAGAGATTGTCTGCAGGGCCTAGGGCTCCGCTTGACAAATTTATAGGGAGGGCCACTGTTCTTACTGTTGCGCTACATCTGGCTATTCCGCTCAAATGGAAGCCAGACCACACGCCTGTGTGGATTGACCAGTGGCCCCTTCCTGAAGGTAAACTTGTAGCGCTAACGCAATTAGTGGAAAAAGAATTACAGTTAGGACATATAGAACCTTCACTTAGTTGTTGGAACACACCTGTCTTTGTGATCCGGAAGGCTTCCGGGTCTTATCGCTTATTGCATGACTTGCGCGCTGTTAACGCCAAGCTTGTTCCTTTTGGGGCCGTCCAACAGGGGGCGCCAGTTCTCTCCGCGCTCCCGCGTGGCTGGCCCCTGATGGTCCTAGACCTCAAGGATTGCTTCTTTTCTATTCCTCTTGCGGAACAAGATCGCGAAGCTTTTGCATTTACGCTCCCCTCTGTGAATAACCAGGCCCCCGCTCGAAGATTCCAATGGAAGGTCTTGCCCCAAGGGATGACCTGTTCTCCCACTATCTGTCAGTTGGTAGTGGGTCAGGTACTTGAGCCCTTGCAACTCAAGCACCCATCTCTGTGCATGTTGCATTATATGGATGATCTTTTGCTAGCCGCCTCAAGTCATGATGGGTTGGAAGCGGCAGGGGAGGAGGTTATCAGTACATTGGAAAGAGCCGGGTTCACCATTTCGCCTGATAAGATCCAGAGGGAGCCCGGAGTACAATATCTTGGGTACAAGTTAGGCAGTACGTATGTAGCACCCGTAGGCCTGGTAGCAGAACCCAGGATAGCCACCTTGTGGGATGTTCAAAAGCTGGTGGGGTCACTTCAGTGGCTTCGCCCAGCGTTAGGAATCCCGCCACGACTGATGGGCCCCTTTTATGAGCAGTTACGAGGGTCAGATCCTAACGAGGCGAGGGAATGGAATCTAGACATGAAAATGGCCTGGAGAGAGATCGTACAGCTTAGCACCACTGCTGCCTTGGAACGATGGGACCCTGCCCTGCCTCTGGAAGGAGCGGTCGCTAGATGTGAACAGGGGGCAATAGGGGTCCTGGGACAGGGACTGTCCACACACCCAAGGCCATGTTTGTGGTTATTCTCCACCCAACCCACCAAGGCGTTTACTGCTTGGTTAGAAGTGCTCACCCTTTTGATTACTAAGCTACGTGCTTCGGCAGTGCGAACCTTTGGCAAGGAGGTTGATATCCTCCTGTTGCCTGCATGCTTTCGGGAGGACCTTCCGCTCCCGGAGGGGATCCTGTTAGCCCTTAAGGGGTTTGCAGGAAAAATCAGGAGTAGTGACACGCCATCTATTTTTGACATTGCGCGTCCACTGCATGTTTCTCTGAAAGTGAGGGTTACCGACCACCCTGTACCGGGACCCACTGTCTTTACCGACGCCTCCTCAAGCACCCATAAGGGGGTGGTAGTCTGGAGGGAGGGCCCAAGGTGGGAGATAAAAGAAATAGCTGATTTGGGGGCAAGTGTACAACAACTGGAAGCACGCGCTGTGGCCATGGCACTTCTGCTGTGGCCGACAACGCCCACTAATGTAGTGACTGACTCCGCGTTTGTTGCGAAAATGTTACTCAAGATGGGACAGGAGGGAGTCCCGTCTACAGCGGCGGCTTTTATTTTAGAGGATGCGTTAAGCCAAAGGTCAGCCATGGCCGCCGTTCTCCACGTGCGGAGTCATTCTGAAGTGCCAGGGTTTTTCACAGAAGGAAATGACGTGGCAGATAGCCAAGCCACCTTTCAAGCGTATCCCTTGAGAGAGGCTAAAGATCTTCATACTGCTCTCCATATTGGACCCCGCGCGCTATCCAAAGCGTGTAATATATCTATGCAGCAGGCTAGGGAGGTTGTTCAGACCTGCCCGCATTGTAATTCAGCCCCTGCGTTGGAGGCCGGGGTAAACCCTAGGGGTTTGGAACCCCTACAGATATGGCAGACAGACTTTACGCTTGAGCCTAGAATGGCCCCCCGTTCCTGGCTCGCTGTTACTGTGGATACCGCCTCATCGGCGATAGTCGTAACTCAGCATGGCCGTGTCACATCGGTTGCTGCACAACATCATTGGGCCACGGCTATCGCCGTTTTGGGAAGACCAAAGGCCATAAAAACAGATAACGGGTCCTGCTTCACGTCTAAATCCACGCGAGAGTGGCTCGCGAGATGGGGGATAGCACACACCACCGGGATTCCGGGTAATTCCCAGGGTCAAGCTATGGTAGAGCGGGCCAACCGGCTCCTGAAAGATAAGATCCGTGTGCTTGCGGAGGGGGACGGCTTTATGAAAAGAATCCCCACCAGCAAACAGGGGGAACTACTAGCCAAGGCAATGTATGCCCTCAATCACTTTGAGCGTGGTGAAAACACAAAAACACCGATACAAAAACACTGGAGACCTACCGTTCTTACAGAAGGACCCCCGGTTAAAATACGAATAGAGACAGGGGAGTGGGAAAAAGGATGGAACGTGCTGGTCTGGGGACGAGGTTATGCCGCTGTGAAAAACAGGGACACTGATAAGGTTATTTGGGTACCCTCTCGAAAAGTTAAACCGGACATCACCCAAAAGGATGAGGTGACTAAGAAAGATGAGGCGAGCCCTCTTTTTGCAGGCATTTCTGACTGGATACCCTGGGGAGACAAGCAAGAAGGACTCCAAGGAGAAACCGCTAGCAACAAGCAAGAAAGACCCGGAGAAGACACCCTTGCTGCCAACGAGAGTTAACTATATTCTCATTATTGGTGTCCTGGTCTTGTGTGAGGTTACGGGGGTAAGAGCTGATGTTCACTTACTCGAGCAGCCAGGGAACCTTTGGATTACATGGGCCAACCGTACAGGCCAAACGGATTTCTGCCTCTCTACACAGTCAGCCACCTCCCCTTTTCAAACATGTTTGATAGGTATCCCGTCCCCTATTTCCGAAGGTGATTTTAAGGGATACGTCTCTGATAATTGCACCACCTTGGGAACTGACCGGTTAGTCTCGTCAGCCAGCATTACCGGCGGCCCTGACAACAGCACCACCCTCACTTATCGAAAGGTTTCATGCTTGCTGTTAAAGCTGAATGTCTCTATGTGGGATGAGCCACCGGAACTACAGCTGCTAGGTTCCCAGTCTCTCCCTAACATTACTAATATTACTCAGATTTCTGGTGTAACTGGGGGATGCGTAGGCTTCACCCCACACTCCAATCCAAGTGGTGTTTACGGGTGGGGCCGGAGACAGGTTACACACAACTTCTTGATCGCCCCGTGGGTCAATCCTTTCTTTAACAGCGCTTCTAACTCCACGGAACCGTTTACGGTGGTGACAGCGGATAGGCACAATCTTTTTATGGGGAGTGAGTACTGCGGTGCATATGGCTACAGATTTTGGGAAATATATAATTGCTCACACAGATTTGATAATTTTGATATTTACACCTGTGGAGATGTGCAGACAGTCAAATCCCCCGAAAAACAGTGTGTGGGGGGAGGAGGTATATGGGTTAATCAATCAAAGGAAATTAATGAGACAGAGCCGTTCAGTTTTACTGCGAACTGTACAGCTAGTAATTTGGGTAATGTCAGCGGATGTTGTGGAAAAACGATCACGATTCTCCCATCAGGGGCGTGGATCGACAGCACACAAGGTAGTTTCACTAAACCAAAAGCGCTACCACCCGCAATTTTCCTCATTTGTGGGGATCGCGCATGGCAAGGAATTCCCAGTCGTCCGGTAGGGGGCCCCTGCTATTTAGGCAAGCTTACCATGTTAGCACCCAACCATACAGATATTCTCAAGGTGCTTGCCAATTCATCGCGGACAGGTATGAGACGTAAACGAAGCACCTCACACCTGGATGATACATGCTCAGATGAAGTGCAGCTTTGGGGTCCTACAGCAAGAATCTTTGCATCTATCTTAGCCCCGGGGGTAGCAGCTGCGCAAGCCTTAAGAGAAATCGAGAGACTAGCCTGTTGGTCCGTTAAACAGGCTAACTTGACAACATCACTCCTCGGGGACTTATTGGATGATGTCACGAGTATTCGACACGCGGTCCTGCAGAACCGAGCGGCTATTGACTTCTTGCTTCTAGCTCACGGCCATGGCTGTGAGGACGTTGCCGGAATGTGTTGTTTCAATCTGAGTGATCACAGTGAGTCTATACAGAAGAAGTTCCAGCTAATGAAGGAACATGTCAATAAGATCGGCGTGGACAGCGACCCAATCGGAAGTTGGCTGCGAGGATTATTCGAGGGAATAGGGGAATGGGCCATTCATTTGCTGAAAGGACTGCTTTTGGGGTTTGTAGTTATCTTGTTGCTAGTAGTGTGCCTGCCTTGCCTTTTGCAATTTGTGTCCAGTAGCATCCGAAAGATGATTAATAATTCAATCAGCTATCACGCGGAATATAAGAAGTTGCAAAAGGCTTGTAGGCAGCCCGAAAATGGAGCAGTGTAAAGCAGTACGTGGGTGGTGGTATGAAACTTGCGAATCGGGCTGTAACGGGGCAAGGCTTGACTGAGGGGACCATAGTATGTATAGGCGAAAGGCGGGGCTTCGGTTGTACGCGGTTAGGAGTCCCCTCAGGATATAGTAGTTGCGCTTTTGCATAGGGAGGGGGAAATGTAGTCAAATAGAGCCAGAGGCAACTTGAATAGTCTAAAGACCAAATAAGGAAAAAGCAAGACATTCCATATGCTCATTGGTGGCAACTAGATAAGGAAGGAATGACGCA